AAACACCACCACGGGTTTGCGCATGTACGTGTAATGGACACGGGCGAATTTGAAGTAAACAATTACAGAATTGTCAATGGTAAGATTAGATAACAAAAGGGCCCCACGTTAGGAGCCTTTTGTATCAATCAATAACAAAAACAATAATGCAATGAACCATTACACTAAGTCGCAAATATAGCACAATGAAAGGCAAGCCACATCCAAAAGTCGTACAGCGTAAGTTGGGCAGGGAGCGTGCTGATGGTTTGTACTGTGATAACGTGATTGAGATTGACCCTACGTTGCCACCTATGCGCTACCTGATTGTGCTTGTCCATGAATATCTTCATCACATTCAACCCGAGTGGAGCGAGGAGAAAGTTGATGCCGAGGGTGAAGCACTGGGTAGGTTTCTTTGGAAACAAGGCTATCGCAAAGTACAACAGTAGTTAAAACTTATCTGCGATACCGGCATCGAGTAACTCACTTGCCAACCATTCGCGAATCTTGCCTACTATGTCGTATTGTTCTTGAGTAAGGTCTTGGTATTTCTCAAGGCTACGCAGATGCTGTTGCACTTCGTATAGCGTATCATGGTACTTCATACCATTCACAGCGCAATCAAATTCGTGTTGATTGTGTTTTAAATCAAAGGTTAGTGTTGCTTTCATTTTCTGATTTGTTTGGTAATCCTGCTTTACAATCGGTGTATCCTTCGTTATAGGAATTAATAAGGTTATTCATCTCAATGGTTTGTGCTGCTGCTAACAATCCTTCCATTTGTGCCCATGTCATTTGTATGGCCTGACCTTTAAACTTACGTTTAAGTACAAGGTGCAGTCTACGGATTGCTGTTTCTTTTTTCTTTTAACGTGCATGTAATACGCTTTCACGGAATAGTATTCGCCGGTTCCTTCGAAATCATTCACGATGTCATCGGGTGCGTTAGCCAGTGCTTCATCTACGCAATACAACGCGCAGTTGATTGCTTTAAAATGCACCTGTGCTAGTTGACCTTGCTGCGATTCACCTTCGACTATATCAAAATAATTCGAGTACAGTTGCCATGCTTTATCTTTTGCTTTCATATTCTTCTATTGCTTTAAAGATTTGATATACTACTTGTGGCACGATTGCATTGCCGTATGCTTTTATGCTTTCTGTTCGCCATTTTGGAAAGGTAATTCCGTCCAGTTCGGAGGGAAGCCCATCATCTCCGCCACAAATCGGGGATTGAGTTGGGAAGTTTTGCCATTGCTCATTAGTCGCATTAAAGTCATTGAATGCATTGATCCTGGCTTCACTTGCGTGCTTTTCATATTTGCTGTCGAAATTGTTGCATCCATTGCTGTCGGAGTTGGTAACATTCCCATTATTGCTTTGGCTTGCAAACATGTTCCACCCTGTTTCCAAATTCTTTCTCTTTGATGCGGCGCATTAACCGAGCTTGCAGGTATAATAAAGGGCGCGACTTGATACCTAAGATTTTCCAAATCAGAACACACTTCGTCGAATACCAACCCTGCATTCCAAGTAATAAGGCCGCGAACGTTTTCTCCCACGACGTAACGCGGTTTAATCTCTCTAATGACTCTAAGCATTTCGGGCCATAAATGGCGTTGATCTTCCTTACCGCGTCTTTTTCCTGCTTTGCTGTATGGTTGGCATGGGAATCCCCCGGTAAGAACATCAATTTGGTTTGCATATTTTTTAAAGTCGCTTTTGGTTATATCAGTAAATAATTCCGCATCAGGCCAATAATAATTCAGCACACGCTGTCCAAATTCATTCCATTCGCAATGAAATTTGTTTTCCCAACCCATCCACTGTGCAGCTAAATCAAATCCACCTATACCACTAAATAGTGAGCCGTGTGTCATAATGCTAAAGTATTAAGATATTCACGCCACATTGGTACACGCTCCTGAAGCTTAGCAATAGCATCTGCATCAAACTCCACTACCTTTTCGTGGATGCGGTCTTGCACTGGTATATCGTATATCCATTCGCTAAGATATGTTTCAAGATTAGCGTGTGGATTCTCAGAAAGAAAAGTAGGCATATCGTAAATCATATTCTTTTCTATGCGCTGCGCCTTCTTAATAAACTCCTCGTTGCCTTGTGGATCAATAAGATTCATCCTGCGTGCAAGACGGTACTTTTCATCGTCTATCATTTGCAGTGGTGCGTTGACAAGCACAAAGCAAAAGGTTGCAGTAGTTGCGCCCGTTAGCCACATGTACGCTTGACCTTGCCAATAGTAGTCTTTGCTAAGGTCATTCACCTTTGAATCAATAAAAGTATGGATATCCCATGATGATTTAATATCCGGCACGTTCATCACCACGCCACCATCTTTGATAAGCAAATCGGGTGTACCCTTGATGTAGTCATTGGTAAACATCTGCTCATTCTTGAATACAATTTGCTTGCGTTCTCTCCGCCACATATCGATTGAGTCATTCTCAACTGCTACACCTTTCTCGATGTACTTGTTGCTAATCTCTTTATAGCGCTCGTACTTTTGTTGGATGTAGATTTCAAGTAATGCGCTCTTGCAGGTTTCACTTAGTCCTGTCTTAGTGCGTGCATCGGTCATTAGCTTACCAAGCTGCGATGCTCTAAATAAAGTTTGTTCCATTATGTTTTGTTATTTGATGCGAATGTATTATATCAATCCCGATAGTTGCTCTTTTTTAACATTTACTAGCGGTTCAATCTGTGCAAAGAATTCCTGCGGGCATGCTTGCAAGATGATATCCAAATCGTCAAGGCTTTGCGCTTTCTCGATTAACTCAAGCAAGTATTGCACATCCTTATTCGATGCGTTAAGTGTACCTTTCAACTTAAATGGTTTGTACATGTCCACGTTCTTGCGATTCAAGTCACGGCCTAACAACTTGCCAAATGACACAGCAGCGTTTTTAAGGCACTCTGTTTTGAGTTTAGGAAACGCAAGGTCTAAAGCATTAGGCTTTTTGTTATCTGCGTTTAATGCCCATCTATTGCGTTCTATGTTGTCAAGGTTTTGCGGTGCTCTATCTACCATGATAACAATCGATGCTGCTCCAGTGCGGCGCAACTCGTATCCGGTTATTGGATGGATCACAACAAGGTCAAGTGAACCTACCACTTCATTAGCCATACGTTCCCACTTAAAGTTCTCAGTACGCCAGTGGCCGAAAAACATTTCGTCTAGTGTGGTTTCTACGTGCGATATTACAAGCGTGACCGCCTTACCATCAGGTGTCTTTTCAATGCCGACTTGGTCGGGTGATGCGTTGAGCATTTGCTGAAACTTCTGCAATGCTTCAAGATTGTCTTTGTGAAATGAGTTCATTTTGTTATTGATTTGGATTTAAAGATACAACTTAATAGCGCATAAGGCAATCATTTAACTCTTGACAATAGTTAAGAATTGCGAAGATTACGATGGCTGCGATAACGTAGCGAAGGATAGTAGATGCTGTTTTCATTGTGTATTGTTTTTAATTGATAGCCAAATGTACTGCAAATAGTTACATACACCCTGTTAAAAATTGTTAAAATTTGGGAGGGTCACGCCCAAGAATAGCTACCGTAGTTCGGGAATAGTTCGAAGTACATGCGCATCATTATGGCATCTGCATAGTCAGGTGACTTGCCATGCATGCGGGCTATTTCCTCTTTGCTTATCACAGCAAGTTTGCCATCGGCTTCAGGTTGCCGCCTGCGTATCATATCCAGTTCTTGCACGATAACATCCCGGAACTGATTGACTTTGAAAATAACTTTGTTCTGTTCGATTAATTCTGCGAGCTTAAAATAGCATTCCGCTTTTTGGTTGGTAAACTTATCGGATTGCTTGGCGCGGCCACCATTAAGGAAGCCCCTGCAACGGAGCGCATCGACCGCTCCCCCGCCAACCCCATCTTCATCACAGATCACATTGCTAAGTTTGATGCTATGCCTATCGCATAACTGGCGAATGGTAGATACAACTGTTGTGATTGGTTGCTTTCGCAGCTCGTGAATTTCTATTAACTGCAATCCATGCCAAACGCAAATGACACTACGGTCTTTTCCAAGTCGCGCAATGTCGGCACTTATGTACTTATCACCTTTCGCATCCTCCTCCCGGAAGCAGCGCAATAAATCATCATACTGATATATCCAGTCCACACTTTCGTCATAGTCCCAATCGCCTTCAAGCAATCGCTTACGGTCTGCTTCAGGTAGTCGCATCATCTTTGCTTCATAGACTGCATCAGGACTTATTGTGTTATCCTTCAGCAACGCCTCAACAAATGCTTTGTGTGGTGGCAATAAATCCTTTTTCCATGGATACCAAATGTCATTGTACAACCAACCTTTTGAAGGGTTACAACTCATCAATCCTTTTGGTATTCCACCAACTAAATTATAACGCACACGTGTATCAATAATATCTACTGCCTTCTTTGTCATTTCCGCAACCTCGTCTAAGAAGTAATCAGTAATTTCAAGTGATCCAAATCGGTGAAAGTCGGGGTCGCTGGGTGTAGCTGCCATGTCCATCAGGATTGTTTCACTACCATTAAACCAACGAATCATATTTAGTTGCCCATTGTAGGTATAGTGTTCACCTGCTTTCAATCCCATTTGCGTACATATCTCCCAAAAGCGAAGCATAGTAGATAGTTGAAGCTTCTTTAATTCAGCACGACCTATTAAACCTCTTGTGTGTGGATGCTTTAACCTACGCACGATTTGCCAATAACATCCAAGCCATGTTTTACCACCGTATACACCACCTCCATACAGCACCTGTTCTACATTGCTTGATGTAGAAAGGTGTCGTAAGGCTTGCTCTTGTTTACTATTGAATCGTGCTTCGTACATTATTCAACGTGTTTCCATCTACGGAGTATTACATCCTTAATGGTTGATTCTGCTACACCATATTCCAAGGCTAACATCTTCCGGGTATATTGATATGGCTTAAACTTTTCCCGAATCTCTTTTACTTTTTGCTCGTTCAATTTGGCTGTTCCGTTCTTGCTACCTTTTACAAAGTTGGTGCATATTGGTTTTTGAATTCTACCTGCATCATAGCTGTACTTTGTATTTTCAGCAGGTGTAACCCATTCCAAGTTTTCTACTCGGTTATCGTCACGAACAAAGTTGATGTGATTGACTTGAGTTTTTTTTTGTGGATTTTCAATCCATGCAGAAGCAACAAGGCGATGCAATGTAACTGACTTGAGTTTGCCATCAATTAAAATGACAGTAGCCAAATAGCCTTTGTGATTTTTAGCTGGTAGCATTATCGCATGCCTGTTGCTGTTCTTGTGTTTAGTGGTAAGTAAACGACCCTGATTGCTTATCAAATATCTTTGATTCGTATTCGGAACGTACTTCCAAAATTCACCTGCATTGCTTTGAATTGGTGAATTGATTTGTTCTAATGTTATCATGCATCAAATATACTTTATATTTTTGGATGCGCACCCAAAACATAAAAGTATTTATGCACAATCATTAGAACGGCAAATCACCTGTGCCTTGTGAATCGTCTTCTTGTGGGCGTTGTTGCATAGGCTCAGACATCTTGCCCGAAAAGAACTTGCCACTCTTGCCTTCTTTAACCCAAGCGGCGAGGCGCATCTTCTTACCATTTACCATGATTTCACCTGTGTACTGTGGCCCGTTGTTAGCCACGTTGTTGTTCTTGAATAGGGTGAACTGACCCTCTTGCATTTGATAGTTACTCATTGTATTAATTGTTGATTATTGCTATATCGTCAATCATTAAACTGATTGTGGTCTTGCCATTGAAGTCGGTTGTTTCAATTACTTCAAAAGGTTCGTGGTCGATTGCGTGCCCATTGATGAAACCAATGTACACTTCTACATCGTCCGGGTACTGCGCAAGCTTATCCCACAATTCACCTATTGTCATAGCTTATATTCATCTTTGTCCGTGAGCAAATGTAACTCCTCAAAGATAAGACGCATTGCCATGTTATCGGTCATTGATGGGCGCATGCTGCGCTTAGCTGTTAACACAAACAACTTGCGTAGAAGCTCGACTTCTTTCTGTTGATCGTACTTCATTAGTATTCGTTTTGGATTAGTTCAAGTTGCCACCACTTCGGTTGTATTACTTTCCCGTTCATAGATGTATCTACTTCACCACCCCACACAATGTTGGTTATCTTGTATTTGATTGGAATCAACTCTACTACTACGCCTTCATAGTAACAATCACCGTCTTCTACATCTCTTATCTTACTTCCGATTTCTATATCAATATTCATTTTGATTCTCGATTAGTTCCTTGTAACGTTCCTGCCTGTATTCCGTGAACTGGTAAGGCTTGTTCTTGTACATCCGAAAGAAAATGTTATTATCCCATTGCGGCAGCGCATCGTACTCACGCATCAAGGCAATCTCAATCTGCGGCGGGTTGTCCCTTTTCACTTCGCGTGCCGGTGCTTCTTCTATCTTCAACTTGTCCGCTGCCTGTTGAATAGCATCTACAACCTGCGGGTGTTGGAACATTTCGTAGATGTTGTTGTTGCTTTGCTTTTCCAAATTAATGCGCTCACTGATCGCTTGTCTTTTGGTCATGAACTTACGTATCCATTCAAAGAATACCTGCCCATCTATTCGATTGTATACCGGGCCAAACTCACCCTTCATCGCCATGCGGAAACAAACTTGCAGTTCATCTACTCGCAGGTAGTAGTAATCTTCAAGCATCAACTCGGCAGTAAGTGCAAGTTGTTGTGCGTTCATTGGTTGCTGAAGGTTGAAGTATTGCTGACACATATCCATCATTGCTACCATGATGTTCACCGTTGCTTGCTGATTTTTATTCTTGCGAATTTCAGCTAGGGTTGGTGATGTTTTCAGTGCCAAAATCTCGTGCAATTGCACTTCGGTATTGCTTGCGGAACTCTTCAAGTTCGCTAATGCGTTTTGCTCTTTCATCTTGAATTATGTTTTTGGAATTATTTGAGTTGTCGAATTTAGAGTTATTTACCATCCAGTTGCGAGCGGATGCTTTCCAATCTTTCATTGGATTGCGTCCCTGCTTCCATCCATTGGCTTCGTAGTAATTAAAAAATTTCGCGGCCTCGGTGTTTATCTTTTCATCAGTCCACTGCATGTGCTTTTGTACTGAATATTCACCCATAAAATTGTAAACATCATTTTCGTTTGGTGGTGCGAATGCACTACGTTTATTGTTTATGGTTTGTGGTTTATTGTTTACTTGTTTATGAATGTCGCAGTTGCTTTCAACATTGCTTTGTACTGTGCTTTCACTTTGCTTTGTCAAGTGCTTCATCAATGCTTTGTCAAGTGCTTTGTTACTTGCTTTGTCAAATTTTGATAGGGCAACTATGTTGCATTGATGTTGATTGACTGCCTTCTTTACCACCTTAACAAACCCCCATTCAATCAGTTGGTCAAAACACTTCTTGTATGTGTTGTAGCTTTTGCATCCCATACCCTGCATGCACTCACTGGCTGTGATTTGAAATACATCTACCCACCCTAATCTGTTGTTGATTTCAACGAGCCATAGGTACAAGATACCATGAGAAGCTGTAACCTGCTCCGGGTGTTCAAAGGCATAGTCAAACCATGCCCGCGAATATGAATAGCCATTATTTTTCATTGAGTAATTTTTGAAGATGTTCAATCATGCGGTTAACTTCATAATCAGTCATCGAAATATACACGCCTTCACCATCTGAATCACGATATGCTGACATGAAAATAAAGCCATTGATTCTTGAAAATTGAACAAAACATTTTGAACGCATGTCACGAAAACGTGGCGGATTAGTTTCCACTATTGATCTACTTGAATCACGATACATAAACTAAATACCCACCTCCACATGCAAAGGCTAGTCCGTAGCCGAATGGCTTATGGCAATGCAGTGAAGATGGGATTTAAAAATGTTTTCATACGAACTAGCGTTGCAAATATAGTCAAACTATAGTTACTTCCAAATAATTGTGGCGATCATAAAACCTACGATAGCACCAACAGCCAGTATGACGAACATATTGCTGTTACTTGTGTCGCATTCAGCTTCACGTACTATGGGCATGGCTGTTGGCAACGGTGCTTTGCGGATAGGTTTGATGGTTAGTTGTGGTGTTGGCTTGGATTTTAAACGATGCGTCTGCGTATAAGACCGAACCCGTACTTGAATATCATGCACATCACTGATTAAAGGTGGTCTTGATAGGTTCCATTTGTATTCGCTTTTACCAACTTGTTTGAATAAGCCAATCTCTTTACCTGCCGTAAGGAAGTTGTTGCTTACCTTGAACTGACGCATGGTGTTCTTTGAATGAAAAGTTGGTTGTCCGCAGATGTACTGAAGCACCATCATGTATTTATTTTTCGTATTGCTCATTGCTCTAAATACTTTTTAATTGTTATTGTGAATTCCTCAAATGACCTGCACACCTTGACTGCATATCCTGCATTAATAAGTTGTGCGTGAACGATTTTTTGTGTTTCAGAAAGTTTACCCTTTTCAGTTTTCATCTCGATGAACAGCGCGTGGTATGAACCCGATGGCAAGCATATCATTAAATCCGGCATACCGGGCATCGCCCCTTCAGCCTTTAATATGTTCCAACGTTTGGCCCGTTGCACTGGAGTGCCACCAATGAACACCCCGTTAGGGAATGAAGCAATCAATGTGCGCGGGAAGGAATACCTAAACCACTCAACACATCGTTGCTGTATTTTACTTTCTTCATGCTTCATGCATTAATGGTATTAGATACGGCTAACCAAAACTTACCGATGTATTCCTCGTCCGCTTCTAAATGGATCACGGGCAAATCCTTTTCAAGTTGTTGGTATTCCCAGTGGCCCAACGAGTGAACATCGTAATCACAGCCAAGTGACACGGGACAATAGCTAACCGATGTACGCTCTACTGGTATATCAAAGCGTACTATCATGCTGTTCTCATTATTGATAGTAATCAGGTAGCACATTCGGTTCTCGTTAACTATCTTCTTTTTGACTATGTACATGTTCTTGCCATTAATCCTGCGTATGTCGTGAACATCGTACTCACTCTGCATGGAATCGGTGAACTCTTCGTAGAACTCTAACTCGTCAAGCTTCTTATTCATCTCATTCCACTTGGCCTCTTTCTTATCAGTGGTAAAGATGAACTTACACCATTGAATGAGTTTGGCATTGCTTACGTTTAAATCCTTGCGTATCTTTTCAAAGCTAAGTTTATCAAAGTTCTTTACAATATACAGGATGTCACTACGGCTTGGGATGTTGTCCTTACGTAGCTTCTTTGCATGTGGTTTGATTAGTACCCTTTTTAAGTTATTCATCGCCTTCGTTTTTGATTGTTATTGATTTAATGAGTTCGCATACCGGCACGTCCATAGCCTTTGACAGGTTAATGAGTTGCTGCAGCTTGATAGTCTTAGCATCATACAACCAGTTGTACAGCGTGCGGTCTGATATGGGGGTGCTGCTCTTGCGCATCGCGCGAAGTAGGGCAGCATTACTGCCCACTGTCTTCGCGATCAACCCATTTA